CCGACAACACAGTAGCGTCGTCGGTCTTGCCCAGGCGGAAATTACCTTCTGGTGTCCCGATAAAATAGATGCCACGGCGGGCGGCAGCTTTCAGAATGGTGTGGTGCAGCTTGAGGGGGTTCGAGGTGTCGGACATTGGTGTTCTCCTGGGGATTATATGGGGGGGTGGGATGCCGGGGATTTCTCCCCGGCTTGTCGTGTGGGGTGTCAGTCCGCGCTATTCTTGAATTCCTCGATCAGGGCTTCCACGGATTGGATTTGCAGGTATAGAGCCAATTGCCGCGAGATCAGGACAGCCCGTTCACCCTTGCCGTTGATGAAGCTGGGGTTTCCGGTGAAGGCGCTGTCGAAACGGGTTGCGCCGGGGATGCCCACCACCCGCAGGCCCTCATACACGCCATCCGATCCGATGTCATCCACGGCCACGGCCAGCCCAGTATCGACCCATGCGTAAATTTTCGTGGTGTCGGTGGCGTCCAGCAGCATGCGGCACCCTTCCAGATTCTTATTGAGATTTCCCAGGAAGGACGAGATGGCTTCGGCGCGGATCGAATTGGTCATTGGGGTGTTCTCCGTATTGGTGTTGATCGACAAAGATATAAAACCATGGCTCGGGGGTGTTTGTAAATATTCCTATATCTGTTTGTGACCGCGTTCAACACAAATTCGTTATGCGATGTAGGGGGTTTGGGCCAAAAATGTAGTGGGTTGTAGCCAGTTTTGTAGCCAGTCCGACACCGCGACGAGCCGGGGCGTAGGGGGTTGTAGGTAGTTTACCCCCTTTCCTTTAAGTGTAGAAATACAAAAGGGTGTCGGAAAAGGTAGTGTAAAAAGAAACGGGAAAAGGATAAGAGAAAACCGCCTACAACCCCCTACACCTAACGTATATTCCGCTCTCTCTGGGTGTCGGCCACCAAATTGTGGTATAGTTCCGGCTTGCCTTGGAATTTTGTAGCGGGAAACTTATGAGAAAGAACTCGAAGCATACTCCTTTTAAGCATGGCCCTGCCAAAGGAGCTGGTTGGGGACCGGGCTGGGGCGGGCCTGCTAGGGGTGCACACGAACAGGCTCCCCGTTCTGACGCGTGGACGTCCGAAAGCCGGCCTTCGACCCAGAAGCCGGATGATATGACCGACGAGGAGTGGGCGGCGCGGAAAGCCCGTAACGTGGCTCGAAAAGACCGTGCCGCTTGGCTGGAAAATGAGCTTTACGACATCGCCATGAATGGAGAAATTCCCCCACAAGTTCGGGTCGCGGCTATCGATAAGGCGTTGGACCGCATCGTGGGCAAGCCTATTCAGGCGAACCAAGACGATCCGAACACGATCACGGTTAATATCGTTGGCGGAATGCCCACCCAAAAATAATGGTATCGCTCAGCATAACACTGCCCGTGCTACACACCGGCCAGATCGAAGCGTATTATCTACGCGGGCCAGATGGAAAACCTGCCAGATTTCGCGCAATTCGGTGTGGCCGGCGTTGGGGCAAGACCGTGTATGCTCAGACTTTAGCTTCGGATTTGGCTATTCGGGGTCAGTTCGTGGGTTATTTTACCCCGGCGTATAAGTACCAAAGCGAAGTTTACAACGAATTAATGGAAACCCTCGGGCCTGTAATCAAATCCGCCTCGAAAAACGACGGCGTGATTCGAACCAAAACCGGGGGACGTATTGAGTTTTGGACGCTGGAAAACGAAAGCGCGGGTCGGTCGCGTAAATACCACCACGCTCTAATAGACGAAGCTGCTTTCACTAAACCAAATATGATCGACATTTGGAACCGGGCTATTCAACCGACACTGCTCGATTACAGTGGGTCGGCCACTGCTCTAAGCAACACGAACGGGGTGGACCAAGACAATTTCTTCTGGAAAATCTGCAACGAGCCTGAGCACGGTTTCACTGAATTTCACGCACCGACTAGCAGCAACCCTTTCATGCCGCAAGACGAGTTGGTGCGGTTGCAAAAAGAACGCCCGCCCCTGGTTTGGAAACAGGAATATATGGCGGAGTTCGTGGATTGGTCCGGTAACCAGTTCTTTTCGCTGGAAAGCATGCTGGTCGAGGGGTTGCCAGTTTCGTATCCAGTAAACTGTTCAGGTGTATTCGCGGTAATCGACTCGGCCACCAAAACCGGTAAAGATAACGACGGCACCGCTGTGGTATACTGCGCAGTAAACCGAAGCGCATTTGGGCACCCTTTAGTCATTCTTGATTACGACATCAAGCAAATTGAGGGGGCGCTGCTCGAACACTGGCTGCCTTCCGTGTTCGAACGATGCGAAGAACTGGCCAAAGAGTGCAAAGCCCAGGTTGGGTCCCTCGGGGTTTGGATCGAAGACAAGGCAAGCGGCATGGTACTCCTTCAGCAAGGCGCTAGGCGCGGCTGGGCCACTAATGCCATCGACAGTAAGCTAACCTCGGTGGGCAAGTCAGAGCGAGCTATATCAGTATCGGGGTACGTGTATCGAGGAATGGTAAAGGTGTCCCAGTTTGCCTATGACAAAATGGTTAACTACAAAGGGTCCACCCGCAACCATATGTTAAACCAAGTTCTCACTTTTACTATCGGTATCAAAGACCAGGGCGAAGACGACTTGTTAGACGCATTTTGCTACGCAGTAGCAATCGCTCTGGGCAACAACGAAGGGTTCTAACATGGATTTGGTCGAAAAATTGTCCGCTACCCTCGGTTTTCGCGGGATCTTCGTTTCCCCTCAGAAACTCGCTGAGGCTCTTAATTCTGTCGGTATTGCACTCGTAACCAGCCCGAGTTCTGGTGTATCCTCCCATCTGGCGGAACATCGTAAGCTGTTCGCTGAAAACTCATGAAGTAGGGTGTCACCTTGTCCACGATCAATATCTCTGGGACTAATGTGGGTGGCTCACTTCAGCAATTGTTGATGTGCGACGAAATCGTGCCTGGGAGCGACGTTTCTTACCAGATTTGCAAAGCCATTTACTCGTATCATCCTCTTGGTCGAAAAATGGCTGATTCCCCCATTGTGATGGCACAAAGCCAGCCTCGCCAAATCAGCATTACTAATGCCCCAGAAGACCGAGTTCGAGAAGCATTCGAGAACGAATGGGCAAAGATGGACGTAGACGGCATAATCTCGCAGGTGGCGAGTATTGCCCGGATATATGGTATCGGCTCTGTGGTCATGGGTGCAGAAGGCGTCGAGCCAGACCAAGAAATATCATTCGATAAACTTGCTGATTTGTCGTTGTATTTCAATGTTCTGGACCCGCTGAACACTGCGGGGTCTTTGGTGCTGAACCAGGACCCTAACGCTCCAGATTTCCAGAAACACACTATCGTCACTGCCGCCGGTAAGCCATACCATCGCAGCCGCGCAGTCGTGTTGATGAACGAACGTCCTGTCTATATCGAATACACTACGTCCGCGTTTGGTTACGTGGGTCGTTCTGTGTATCAACGTGCTTTGTTCCCGTTGAAATCGTTCGTGAATACCATGGTCGCGGACGACATGGTGGCCCGTAAGCTTGGCTTAATTATCGCTAAGCTCAAAGCCCCAGGCTCGATCATCGACAACGCGATGCAACGTTTGGCGGGCATTAAGCGTGAAATTCTTAAGGAAGCCCAAACCAACAACGTGCTGTCTATTGACACGGCGGAAGATATTTCTGCTATTGATATGCAGAACGTGGATGGTGCAGGCACATACTCTAGAACTAACATTTTGAAAAACATCGCTACTGCGGCGGACATGCCGGCCAAACTGCTGGATAACGAAACCCTCGTCTCTGGCTTCGGAGAGGGCGTAGAAGACGCCAAGAATATCGCCCGGTATATTGATGGGATTCGGCGTTGGATGGCTCCTCTCTACGCGTTCTTCGACGACATTGTGGCACGTCGTGCGTGGAATGAGGGTTTTTATAAAACCATCCAGGAGGCATTTCCTGACTATAAAGATGTTGGGTATAAAGAGGCATTTTGGCGCTGGAAAAACAGCCTGAAAACCGAATGGCCGTCACTGCTCAAAGACCCCGAGTCTGATTCCAAAATTGAAGATGTTCGCCAAAAAGCGGTCATGTCGATGTTGGAAATTTTGCTGCCGCAAATGGACCCCGAAAATCGGGTTAAAGTTATTGCCTGGGCGGTAGACAATGCAGGTGAGAACAAGCTGTTGTTCCCTATGCCGCTTGTTCTGGATTTTGACGAACTTAAGAACTTCGAGCCTCCCACACCCCCTGCCGCCCCCGCTCCGCCCAAACCCGAAACTAGCGGAATGTAACAAATGCATGACGATGTTGCTGCGTCGTGATGCTACTGCCGATCGGGCGGGTCCTCTCCCCTCGCCCGATCGGTGGGACCAAAACGGTGTAGAAGCGGAGTCGAGACGGATCGTCCGGGCTAGGCTAGAAGCCGATCATATGAGAAGCGCCCGTCAAACTGCAATGACAAAACTGGCGGGTTTACGGCACGGCGTGTTGGCGTTTCTGCGAGTAGCGGAAGAGATAGAAGCTCTTGACGCTCAAATTGATCGGATAGGCCAATGAGTCGGAATGAAAAACCGCTAAGTTTTTATGAGGTAGTCACCGCCGCAGTACGGGATATCTCGGAACACGGATATGATAGTCAAACCCGTGTGGATTTTTGGCTGGGCGAAATCGCCAAAGCGGCTGCCCGCGATATGACCCCGCCCCATGTGTTGCAAGAAACTTTGAACGGGGCGTTGCGCGGATTGTACCAGCGCCTAATCGACAAGGGCGGAATTCTGCAACAACACCCCGGAGTTTCTCGTTATACTCTTGAAAAGATAAAACCCGCTCTTCGTGCCGAGTTGGATAGGCGTATCGTGGCGTCGGCGCAACTGATCAAACTGAACCGAGAAGCGGCTATCCAGAAAACGTTGCAACGGTTCAGTGGGTGGGCCACGTCGATCCCCATTGGCGGGTCGGAAGTGGTGGACAAAGTAGACACTAAAGACGACATCAAAAAATCGCTTAAACAGCTACCTTTTGAAGAACGTCGGGTAATCATCGATCAAAGTCACAAGTTGGTGTCGTCTTTGTCTGAAATAGTCGCCCACGACGGCGGGGCGATCGCCGGAGAGTGGCATTCGCATTGGAAACAACTAAATTATAACTACCGGCGAGACCACAAAGAGCGTGACCAGAAAGTGTACGCGGTTCGCGGGAACTGGGCTATTGAGCAAGGGTTGATGAAAGTCGGCCCTGCAGGATATACTGACGAAATCACCACCCCTGGCGAAGAAGTATTCTGCCGGTGCTATTATCGTTGGTTGTATAACGTTCGTGATTTGCCTGACGACATGGTAACGGTTAAAGGCAAGGCTAAACTGGCCGAAATCAGAGGTTTACTTAAGTCATGATCAACCTTGACGACGCGTTAGCGCGAATTGACCGGTCTCTAAGTCGTAAACGGGCCATGGCGTCGGTGTCTCAAGCGTTTCCGCGCGTCAAGGTTGATGAAGCCGAACGGAAAATCGCTAAACTTTTGGCTAAAATTGATTCGCAGTTGGGTGGTGTTCGATCTGACGCCGCAGAATTTAAAGAAAATGACCACCCTCGCGGACCAGACGGCAAATTCACGTCTGGAGCAGGCTCTTCCGGCAAAACGTCACCGGGGGTGGTAAGTTACCGCCAGACTTTGGGCAAGAAAATCAAAGGAACTTCTCGCGGTTTGATCCGCCATA